TTTCAGCAATGTCCTTATATTTCATGTTATTAATCTCCCTATCGATCATGATGTCACGATATAGTTCAGGTAGATCCCTAATTTCATCAAGGACAGATTCATAGACATCGTCAAGATTTGATCCCTCGTTAAAAAATGCATATGACGGGTCATCCTCCATTAAATATTCTCCTCCTATATCTCCTATTGTATTTTTGGATGAGAAATATTCAAGCTCAGTATCACTGTGGCTATAATATCTCTTCCTTGATTTCATAAGTAGCAGGGATTCATTTCTAGCTATATTATAACACCAAGTGGAGAAATTTCCCCTCTCTCCATTATATTGATCTATCTTTAGCCATATTTTGGCCATAGTGTTAAGGAATGAATCTTCCGCAAGATCCTGGTCCTTTAGGATAAGGAAGCAATGATTAAGTACCCCCGGTCTGAGTCTTTCAAATAAAAACTTAAAGCTTTTGTCGTCTCTGCATAATATAAAATCCTCTGCTAATCTCTGGATGTTTTTTTCTTTTTGTTGCATTTTTAATTAAGGGTTTAAGGGATTATTTACTTATTTTTAAAATTTCTATTCCTGCCTCGGCTAAAAAAGATATGGATTCGGGTTTTCTATAAACCTCGGTAAATACAACTCTTTTTATTCCTGACTGTATTATAAGCTTTGAGCATTCAAAGCATGGTGAGAGTGTAACATATAGTGTTGATCCCTCGGATCCCTGTGTACCCTTCGCTAATTTTGTTATTGCATTAGCTTCAGCGTGTAAGATATAAGGTAGAGTTACATTATCGTCACTTTCGCAAATATTAGGAAATCCAGTGGGTGATCCATTATATCCATCCGATATAATTGATTTATTTTTTACTATTAAACATCCGACCTGCATTCTTTTGCAGTATGAGTTTTTAGCCCATACATTAGACATCTCCAGATAGATTCTGTCTCTTTGGTCCACTGCTATATTTGAATTGTCGGCTGGGGAAGATACCTCGTATACAAACCCATTAGTATTATGATACGGGATTTTTATTATCCTCCAAATATCGAGATTTAAAAAATCATCATCCAGGAATTCTGTGTTTTCGTAATGCTTCGTATTAATTGCTTCTGTGTACTTTTCTGGACTGATCATCTCTATCTCGCTTTGATTCCTACAAAAGTAATCAAATATCTCGGAATAAAAAAATAATTGGTGGTATTTTTTATACCCTTCTGGAATCCGGTCTATATGGTGCATCTATCGATGATACACTCAGTGGACCTTCCAATAGCGATGCTATCCTCATAAGTATAGATTTCATCTCGGTAGCATCATCTTTACTCATGCCTTCAGATCCACCGGAAGCAGCGGTAGAAGTAGATGTTGCTGATGCAGATGAAGTCTTAGCTTCACCTTTATTAGTCTCGGTTTGGCTAGTAACAGCGGATGGCTTATTAGCTGGTTCTGCAGTTGGTGTTGAATCTGGTGTATTCTTAGCGGACTGTTTTGGTACAGGAAGCTTAGATAATTTATTAACAGTATTTTTTATTTCACCTGGTTTAGCCTCCTCCTTCTTTTTAAGCATTGCTTGCATTCCAATACCACCAGCGCTTTTCAGAAGATCGGCAGGATTCTTTAGAAGATCTGTTGGATTCTTTAGAAGATCCTGACCGCCTTTAATTAATGATTCCTTATCAACATTTTTAAGCAAATCCTTACCTCTATCCAATAACGAAGGTCCTTTAGATTTTTCTTCCTCCTTGGAAGCAGTCTCGTCCTTCTTCTTGCCAAATACCTTAGAAAATAAACCATCCTTCTTTTCCTTAACTTCGCTCTTAGTTTCGGGTGCTTTATTTACAGGACTTACTACTGCCTCAGCTTTATTATCTACGGGTTTGGTTAGTTTCTTTAAATCGTCTTGAGTAAATTCAGATGTTGATTTTCCCTGAAGTCCCTCCAGATATGAATTAATGTCCTCCTCCAGCCAACCTGGTTCATCTTCATAATATAGAGGATCCGCTGCAAGCAGTTCATTCCTCTTCTTAGATATTTCTTTCTCACTCGGAGCTTCAGGTCCTAGTTTTTTTAGTATATTCTGTCTTTCCTTTAATATGTTATTAGGTATAACAGCAGCACCTTTAGTAAGGTTTACAATTTCGGGTCCTTTTTCACCGACAAGATAATTCCCAGTCTTTTCAACATTTCCTCCAGCTGCGAATCCACCAAGTAGATTTTTACCAAATCCTTTTGCAAGTCCTCCAAGAGATCCTGAAACTACGTTCTTTATTCCATCCCCCTTTACCGCACCTGCAATTCCACCGATATCAAGTCCTTTAATTCCGCTCGCTGCACCAGCTATGCCTTTCAGATCTAAACCTTTTATACTTCCAGCAAGATCCTTAAAGTCAAGTTTTTTAAGATCCTGGCCAAGAGATTTGAAATCTAAACCTTTTATACCTTGAGTTAGCTCTTTAAAATCTAGCCCCTTTATACCTTGAGTTAATCCCTTAAAATCAAGAGATTTTAAATCCTTTGATAAACCCTGGAAATCTAATCCACTTATGCCCTTTGTTAATTGGGAGAATTCACCCTTTAAACTTCCAAGATCAAGCCCCTTTATTCCTTCAGCAATTTTACCAAGATCCTTGGTATTATCTGCTGCTTTAGTTTGGGTTTCAGCAAGATCTGCGGTTGTTGAAGTATTCTTTTTAATGTCACCAGAAAGCTTATCAACATTTCTGCTGAGATCTAATAGGGATGATATAAGTTTCTGATCTATTGCCATATACTAATGTATATATTCTATTTCTTATTTAGTTAGACTGAATAGTTGTTTAACACCATCCTCTGTCTGTCTTTCTGTATTCTCCTTATCTATAGCATCATTTAACATGTCTAGCCATAGCTGATATTCATAAAACGGTATTGATTCTACCCAAACAGGATCTAATCCATGCTCTTTCCAAAGTCTAAATTTAATCTCAAAGAAGTTCTCCAAAGATATCTGAAATAACGAAAAGAGATCTGAACCCGCTGGGAAAGTTGATCGCAGCGGTGACCTCCCTATCACCGCATACAGGGCATTTTTGTTTAACTTCCAATTCAGTGCCAATTCTGATCTTTTCTGAAAGCTCGAAATACAAACTATATTCTTCCTTTGTCCAATAATCGGCTTCCCTCATTTTGGTAAGTATTCTATCACTTGTTAATTCTCTCCATTCATTAAATATAAAAGGAGCAATTTTTAAAAATCCATCATCAATCTCAATACTCTTTCTATTCATATCGGAAATAAATTTTGAGATTGCTTTTGTAACACCTATACTTGGGATTGACATTTCAATTTTCTTTCCTATTCTTTTTACGTCGAATAGAAAAGTTCTGCTTTCGCTATCATAGTATTTGTTTATCCTGTCATCCAGCTCATATGAACTTAAAACTCCAGTTCTTAATTCAATACCATTATTAAATGGGCAATCCAGTGTTTCGCCGCATTTCTTTGACGTCTGAAGCATTATTGAATTCTCGCCTCTAACAAAAGTTAAATCCCTTATTGCCATTATTATAAAAAATCTATCCTCTTGTTTTAGATCAAGATATGATACCACACCTTCATTAGGAAAATCCATTCTCAGACATCTGTCTAAAATATAGCTTAGTTTATCCTCGATGTCCAATCTATCATCATCATCAATAGTGGAGAAATGCCTAATTTCTTTAACTTCAGCTGATCTTATGGCTAGCTTTGTTCCCTCGGGATAATATACACCTTTGGAAGGCAATATATCAACTGGTAAATTCTTCCACCCTGTATCGAATGCAGGGGAAACTGATTGTGCCTTGCCAAAATTATTTGGTGTTGCTGGTTGGTCCGAATATACATTTTTTTCGACAACATCAGTTTTTATAGGTTCAATCAAAACTGGTTGAGCCTCAGCTGGTTTCGCCTCTGGCTTGGATTGTACATCAGTAGGGTCGTCATATTCTATGCCACCCATTATTTCTTTTCTTTTGAGAATTTCTTCCGGAGATATGTTATCCATAAATAATTTATTTTATCTATTATATAACCCAAAATGAAAAAAGAGGCCAAATCAGCCTCTTTTTTTTTAAAATATATTTTTTAATTGAATTATATGAATAGATCTTCCCAGTAATCACAAACCCAACTGGCATTTATGCTGTATATAGCCGGAGTTTCATAATCAAGTTCCATTGAATTTATAGGCTCACTCAAGAAGCAAGAAGGTATTCTTATTCTTCTGAAGACATCACCTCTTTTATTAAATATTGATATGGACATAGATCCAACATAATCTGATTTTAGACCCATCGCTCCGGTAAGTGGATTATAGATTAAATCCGACCACTGTCTAAGAATTTTATAAACAGACATAGAATTAGCGTCATTTAAGTTAACCTCAAATTCCATAGAAAGTGTCATATCACTCTGAGAAGGTTCACCACCAGCATATCTTCTGGTAGCAAATTTATATTGCTGATTAACTGTCTGAGCAGGAGCAATATCTACTGCCAATCCAGTTATAGCTTTAACTTGTTGTGCTAGTATACTCTCACCTTTAAAAGTGGTAGCTGAATCAACAATTCCAGATGGTGGATTTATAAGCACCTCAAACTGGTTCAAATAAACCGGTTCGTAATTGTTTATCGCTGCTTTAGAGTTTGTAAAATGTGGTAATCCTGCCATTTTTGTTCTTTATTTTATAAGAATAGATCTTCCCAGTAATCAACCGCCCAAGACATGTCATCAATTTTATATAGATCCGTTGACATGTAGCTTAAATTCATAGCAGTTATAGGTTTAGTAGGAAAACAATCTCTACAAGTTATTCTTCTGTATACATCACCTTGCTTGTTAAAGATTGATATTACGATAGTACCTGTATAATCGTTTTTAAGACCCATAGCACCAGTTAAGGGGTTATAGATTAAATCTGACCATTGTCTTAATGTTTTATGCACATACATTGAATTAGCGTCATTAAGATTGACGGTAAAACTTAAACTCACGTCCATATATGTGTTTTCTGGTTTAGCACCAGCATAGTTTCTTTTAGCAAATTTATACTTTTGTGCTATAACACTAGGGTTTTTATCCAAAGAAAGGCCGGAAACTTTATTAACGTGCTGTAGTAATATCTCACCGCCAGCAACAGCAGCAGGAGGTATAATAGTAACCTCAAACTGGTTTAAATAAACCGGTTCAAACTTGTTTATTCCTGATAGTGAATTTTGAAAATGTGATAATCCTGCCATATCTAATTATATTTATCTTTTGCTTCTAAATATTCGAAAATTTGATTATACAAATTGTACGAATCCTCCAGCTGCGATTCCACCAGTTCTAGTAACAGTAACTCTATTAATGAATTTCTGAATTCCTCTAGCAGGTTCGATTATAACGTCAATTATACCCATATTCATATCGATGATTGCCGGAGTGTTGTTTGATGCATCCATTATAGTTTGGTAAGCATAAATACCACCACCTGCTCTAACACCATCAAGGTAATTATCAACTAATGTTTTAATTTCAAGTCTTATTGAATCGTCATTGAAATCAAATAGGTAGTTAGCTAATATTTCTTGTACGTCGCTTTCTATACTGATTAAAAGATCTCTTACGTGAACTAGGTTGAAAGCTGAGTTAACTTGTTGGTAAGCCGTTTGGTTACCGAAGATAACTACACCAATACCTCTTCTCTTGATGATTGGGTTTATACCGAAAGGCTCTAAATTTCCTCTATCCTCATCGGTAAAGTCATATTCAACTCCTACGATATTTCCTCCACTAATAACTCCTCTTTTTTGACCTGCGATAATTGCATAAGGTTCACCGTTTGCGAATTTTCTAAGGAAGTTATTAGAAACGTATGCTGCTGGTGGAACTTCCACATTTCTATTTGATTCTCTTACAGTAATGAAAGGGGAATAGAAACCACAGAATTTAGATCCATCATCTTCGGTAGGTAAACTGAAAGTATATGTAGGATTAAGCGATAAATTCCCACCGTCCGCGATATAAGCAGTATTTAATTTCGGATATGGATTTGCTGCTGTTGGAGCATCAGTAAATCTAGGATCCGTGCTAGCTCTAAATTGTGCCATCGAAGGGGCATTTATAATAGCAAGAGCTTGTTGTCTTAATTTAGCAAGATTACTAAGTTGGTATTTAGAGTTAGGTAGAATCTGTCCAGCGAAAGTATCTACGATGTATCTAAATGATATAACGTCTTTAGAAGCTAATGTTTTAGCTATATTAGTGTCATACATAACATCAAGAATATCGCTAATTCTAGCATCACTACCGTTAGGTCTATGTGAATCCGTCATTGTGAATCCACTTAAATATGTGAAATCAAACGATCTCGTAAATTGAGATATTGATTGGAATTTTTGAATTCTAAGTCCAACACCTGCAGTATAATAAAGAGCTGGTCTTGCTACTTTTACTCTATATGTTCCAAGAGTTGTTGTCGTAGCAACCGAAGTAACCTTAGCTAATCTGCTTTGTCTGTTACCTGTTACTGGCTCACATATATCAAGGTCAGTAGAAACTACCAAATCTCCCACAGATAGCGGAACATTACCTGAACTATCTTGAGTTATCAAGAATGTCGTAACGTCTATTCTAGTACAGTCGATGAATTGGTTAATGGATCCTTCCTGTGAAATTATATCAAATGCTTGTGCACTTACAGGAAGACCTGCATTATCAGAAGCATAAGTAGCACCAAATGCAGGAACATTTACTATAGTTGCATCGTCTCTATCAACATTACTGAATGTTCTAAGGTATGTCATGTCAAATTGATCCTTATCCACAGTAGTTTCAAATCCTAGATAGCTAAGATTAGTACCTGCAGAGTTTCTCCAAACCAAGTCACCATCCGCAATTCTTGCATATTTATGATCCTGGAATAATGGTGAAGCATTATATCCAACTAGCACATTAGAAACTCCAAGAGGAGCACCAGGTCCAGTAACACCATCAGGTGTAGCTACACTAATAATATCAGTATAATCAGAGTTACCAAATTGATAAGCACCTGTATAGAATGGTTTATTACTTCCAGATGCACCAGTATTATATGATGTTAAGTTATATGTAGGGCTAACCGTTATACCTTGCCCTCTATAGAAAGCGTTATCGAGAGGGTGGGTAAAGAATATTCTTAATTCTCCCGAAACCTCTTTAGTTCCAGTAACCTTCAATTTAACAAGAGAAGCTTCAGAGAATTGATTTAGTAATGCTCCGGTTAAACCCCCTGTATATCCAGAAACTACACCAAGTATAAATTTCTCATCGTTAGATGATGTAACAGATACAAAGCTTTTCAAAGATTCTTTTTGTATAGAGTTATTGAATCCACCAGTAGCACCGGTTAGTCCAGATGTTTGTAAATAATGTAATCCCCCATCGAATGCATTAGGATTATAAGCCGCAAAAGAACTGTTTATTACACCAGCAGTAACACCAGATTCAGTAAGTGTGAAAAGAGTACCAACATTAACACCGGTAGCATAAACTGTAGCACCAGTAGCGCTAACAAATCCAGTTGCCCCAGTTACACCAACAACATTTTGTGAGTATAAGTAGTCAGCAACTAGTACCTGATCATAACTTAAGAAATTAATTCTAGGGGTTGCAAGGTCTCTATCGCCAGTTAATTCATCAATTAAGTGATTACCAACTAAATCTATTTTAGAAGGGTTATTACAAATAGAATCGAATGCAACTTCATCAATCGCACAAAATAAACCGCTTGAAGGCGTGTTATTATTAACTAGTGTTTGTATGTATTGATTAATTCCGTTAAGATCAACAAAGTCGGGTATAATACATCCGGTAACAGAAGTAACTATAGAAACATTAGGTTCCGCAAGGAATGCATCTATTTTACTTTTAACAAATCCATTATTAGTAAAATATCCTCTTCCCGTTCCTCCGAATCTTGGATCTTGGTATCCCCAATATGGATCCAATGCTAAGGCCTGGTAATTTGTCCAGTTTCCATAAACCGCAATTACATCAATAAAGTAATCAGAGATGTAATCGTAAGGGTGCATAAAAGTAGGTACATTATTAGCTCCATACCAATCTATTGCGAATATATCATACCCTTTAAGAGGTTTAGAAGAATCCGTAGATTTCCTAGTTATGATACTCATTGGTGATTTACCTAGATTAGTAAGACTGAATAATTTCCCTTGATCAACAACACTTAATGTTGCAAGGAAGTAATTAGGGTCTGCAAACCAAAATCTCTCCTTATTATAATAAGATGAGTAAAGTCT